CATCTTAGCCTGAATGATGAGTGTGACAAAGACATCACCTAAAGCATCTATTATTTCTTCTCTATTATCTTCATCAATAGCAGAGATTAGTTCTAGAACTTCTTCGTGCGTCTTCTCTGCTTGCTTCATTGTGGTACCGTTTTTAAGTATACCCTTTTCTTCTGCCCACTCCTCAATCTGTGTTTCTAATAATCTATATGTTTGTTTCATGTCCTTCTTAAATGACTGGCTGTCCAGTTCTTTTTTTTAATTATTTTTTTTAATGATTCCTTGTCGTTAGTTTGAATTAACATAAGGTAAAGCGCGTCCCTTGTACATGTAGCATAGTGCACATTGAATGTATTAAGATCTAGTAGTACTACCCTGTCATCAAGGTAGTCTACCATAAATCTTTTTCTCAATTTTTTATTAAGACCAACTCTCATGTTAGAACACGTGTACTATACGAGCAATCTGCCCGTGAGTTTTAGAATGTAGAAATCCTTCAATAGCCTTTGGTGCATGCTGGTATCCGTTTCTAGAGTGCCAACCATCTGCACTACTTGGGCTCCTCATACTCTCAACTGTAACTCCAATAAAGTCTTTAGACGTCTTGTGGTGCACGTGATGAGTATAAACGTATCTATGCTTAGTGCTACTCCACTCTGGACTTTCCTGAGCCATAAGTAGCGGTAGATCCTGAGTCTTAGCTCCATCACCATGACTTGTTCCTATTAAGTTTTCGTAGTACCTGAAGTACTTTCTATGCTTAATATCACAGTCAAATGTAATGTTATTACAGTCCTTAAAGTATGTCTCAATAACATTAGCTAAAAAGAATCCATGTGTAAAGTCGTGGTTTGATGGGTTGAAAACAAAGTGAACATCAGCAACCTCTATAAGCCTAGTAAGTACATCTATGTAAAGTTCCTTTGCGATTAAGAAGTTGTTATACCACATACCGTCAGTGTCCTGTGGAGTTCCAGATGTAGTTGTTCTCTTAGGTGTATCGATATGTAGAATATCATTACCTCCAATAAATAATACTTTATCGATATTAAATCCTTTAGTCTTCTCTATAATACCATCTACACCTTCCTTAACTCTTTTAACAGCGATCTGATTGTTGTAATCTTCTCCAGTCTCGAAGCTCATGGACAACTTACCAATATGACAGTCAGCTGGGTCAACTACTAATAAATAAGTTTCATTATCTACTGGACGCTGTCTTACAATTGTCTTTGGTTTATTAGGAAGCTCTGATAAGTCCTTAAGAAGATCATCAAAAAACTTACTAATATCGTCAGCCTTTAAAATATTACTAGCTATATTATAGTACGGAGTCCCAGTATGTGTAACTAACTTATACGTCCTAGCTTGTTCAAATGGTATACCGTAGTGAACGCAGTACTCCTCAATATTCATTACAGTTCCGTCAGGCTTCATAGCTGATAGTTGCACCTCGTTCTTGTACTGATTAGTGTCGGATTTATTTACCACGTCATGAAACGTACGCCTCACTCCGTCAGTAAACTCTACACCAAAAGTAGCGCATGCCCTCTTTACCGACTTAGTAACTGACATTCCGTTAGTTACAAGTTCATTGACCATGTCCTGCATTTCTTTAGGATACTTGTTCTTTGCCATATTTTTTATTTAAAATGTTTTTATAAACTTTATTTACTCTTTCAGAGTTGTGGCCCATCTTGTAGTAATAGCTCATCACCCTGTATATTCTTTGTAGTGGACTTTGTTTCATAATAGTAATCACATGTTTTAGTTTTTTTATCGTAAGGCTCTTCAATAAAATATGACTGCATAATAGAGTGCGGTTCTGTTATATACCTATAACAACTGCTATATAGATCGCAGTATTTCGGTTTACACATCGTTATATCTGCCATACCTATACGTATTTAAAGTTAGTATTGTTTTTTGATGTTCCATTAAGCTTTCCTTTTAAAGTACTGTATTTTATATTGTAGCATTCAGAAACTTCCTTACAGCTATAATAAAAAATACCTAAGTAAGTATCTAATACTATTTTAGAATTAAAATGATCAACTCCTTTTTTAGCTATTGATTTTGTTAATAAGCTGTGATTTATCTTCCATTCTAAACTTCTTTTAACACCATACATCGGATTTAATTCTCCTTTTAGAAAGGACTTTCCTTTATTCCAAGGAGTTTTATTTAACATAGGATGAGGATTATTTTCTAAATATTTTTTAGAACTATTAGAAATAGATAGTTTTTGAGATTCTGATATTTTCTTACCTTTATGTGCCAGTCCTATTTTTGCTTTTGTTTCTGAAGACATAGCTGGATAAGATTCACCTGAAGCTGGAAGTGATAAGTTTAATCCGTTATCTCCTATAACATCAAACTTTTCTCCATAAAATGATTCGTAGATATTTCTATTTGATTCATCACATTCAAATATAATTTCAAAATTGTGATTGTCAAAACCATATTTTAATATAGAGTTATATACTTTTACTTGGCTTTTAACCCTAGCTGTTTTATATCTATACTTTCTGTCTTTAATATTAACAGTCGATCCAATATATACTTTACCTTCAGGATTAGTTATTTTGTAAATATATACCTTTCTATTGTTCATTAAAATTCTTTTTTAAGACGTTCCAAATACAAACAGAAATCCATAGCTTCAGCTTGAGCCTCATCTATCCATTGTAGCGTTGTTAATTTATCATTTCCCGCTAGTGTGGTACCATACTTTTTGATTCCCACATCAGATCTACTCTTAAATTTTTTTATAACCGACTCAACAACAGAGTCTACCTTTACGGTATCAAATATTACAGGAATGTTCTGTATATAAGCCTCTGGGTTGTTTTTTACTCTCTTGAAGTGATCTTTAAAATCATCTGACTTATCCATCTGATGTGTTGGATCAAACAAAGAAGGTAGTATATTTTTACCTGTGGCTTCATACGTCCATCCAGATTTATACGCTAGTGTGCCGTCATCCATTATATAATCCTTAATACATCTGTACTGTTGTCCTTTTTTAATTGTTTTCATGTTCGATATAAGTTAAAATTTTTCTTAATTCATTTATGGCGTCAAGTACCTCTTGTTTTTCTGAATCACACATTCCTTCATACAGCGCATCTGTTTGATCGTTTATGTCCTTGATAATCTGTTCAATATTTTTCATGTTTTTGTTTGTAAAATTATCTTATATATTTAAGCAAATGTAAATAACTTACTAACATTTATTAGCAATATTCTAACAATGTGTGTATCTTTTCGTAAAAAAAGTCAACCTTATCCTCTGGAACTCTGCTTACTATCTTATAAAGTTTAGATAGCTTCGCATTTTTATTTGATAAGTTCATATACTCCTTCTCATCTTCTGATATCAGATTAAGAGCTAGAAGTATCTTTAAGTACTTCTGTCTTTTAATATTGTCAGGCTCTATATGGTACCTAAAGTTATACACCGATCCGAGTACTGTAGCGTGCGTCTTATCAACAGTAGATGCTATCTCTTCGTACGTCATACTATAAAAGTCGTATAGTATCTTATAGTATATTGATCTAGCGTCTATGTACTCCATCTTCCTGCTCTTTGAATTTAAGTCTAAATTAAACTCAAACATAACATACTTCTTAACTTTTGAAGATATATCTGTAATCTCTTGTTGTGTTAGTTTATTTTTCATGGGTATATCTTTCCTTTAGTGTCGTGTAGGCAGAACGCCTCAAAACCTTGTTTAATTAATTCATCTATTCTAAACTTCTGTAGTGGCTTTAGCGTGTCTCCACCCTCCTTGCACTCTATAAAAATAGTTCTTCCGTCCTTGAAGCAGAACAGATCTGGATAACCACTAACGCTAAGCTTTATCGTGTTTATCACTATCCAGCCCTCGTTCTCGTACTTCTTCTTTACTTTCGCTTGATGCTTGCTTGCCATACCCTTTACATTTATTACAGTATAATGTGTCAGTGAATCCTAAATTAATTATAGCTCTACAGTTGTTGCACAGAGTGGCTCCGTCGCAGTTATTAAATTTGTGTAGTGGCCTCATTATTTACCTTTATTTATTAAGTAATACCATAGCCAAATCAGTTTTGATCTTATTAGTTCGTATAGTGCAATTATAACTAAATACTTCATAAGTTTTCTATTTCTTGTTTAACTTCTTGCCAATACTTAATATCTTCTCCTGTATGGTCTTCTAAATTATCTAATACTAAATCAACTGCTATTAATGCACATTGTTTAGCGTATCTTAAACGCATGTCCATATCTATAGAATCATCATAATGACTTTTAAAATTGCAATAAGGAGCAAACTTATCAATTAATTCTTTTGCTTTTTCTTTTTCTGTCATAATTTTTAAGGTTATAACCTTACGTTACCGTAACTACTTTAAGGCTACAGCCTTAAAATGTGATAACGTAAAGTTCTTTTTGTTAAGTACTTGTTTATACACATGCGACTCTATACCGCCCTGAGCAAATATCCAGTAGACTTTATTAAACTTTCGGTCCATAGTGGTCATCCTATCACGTGCCTGCCAGTAGCTGGTTGCAGAGAAGTCGATATTGTAGAACACTAAATACTCAGCGTTTCTAAGACTAATCCCCTCACGTCCCGATACGATCTGTAACGCTATAGACTTGTCAGTTTCGTTAAACTCGTCGATGTCAGTTGTCAATTTATCCTTGAATACTTCCTTTAGTGCGTCTAACTCTGCCTTAAACTTATAGAATATACCTATCTTGTTACCATAAAACCTATTTTTTATAAACCCAGCCTTAGAGGTATCAAACACCATGGAGTTACCAGACTCGAACTTAACCGTACCTGAGTACATCTGGTGTAGCTTCTGCTGTAATTTAACTGGTGTATCAGTTAAAATAACTTCCTCCTTACCTTCGACTACCAAATCCTTTTTTAATCGACTACACATGCTGTATGTTAGCGGACTCATCAATACATAAAGTATCTCCTCCTCGATTTCAGAACTAAATCCGGCCTGCTCCTGTGTAAAGGTGATGACGTAATCTTTTATCACACTCATCACTTTTTCTCTGTCGGCATCTGAGTA